CGACGCTGACCGCTGGAAACAGTCGTATCGCAATTTCTTATCCTTTGCCGTAGTCAGCTATACGCCGAACAAGGCATGGCAAGTGGAACAATACATGACCTTCAGCCCCGTTTATGCGGGGCTATTTTATTGAGAACAGTGTAAACGGACGTCAAGTTGTGAGTATTAGACCCCGGGTTCGAGGGGCGCAAAACTTTTGAGCCAAAATTGCCAGCAACTTCTGAGTAGTCGGGCAGACCGTGCACAACTGTTACCAGCAACTTATGACCTTTGTCACGGGTGACGATGACCTTTTCGATAAATGCAGAAAGCGCATCCCGTTTATCGTCATCAGATGCCCAGGCAGCACCCAGAACGGCAAGAATCCGTGAGTGACCGGTATCCGCGATCTCACGGATCTTTTTTATTTGGTCGTCGGCAGATGAATTCAACTGCTCCGCCAGATCCTTTTTTCTGGCTTCCAATTCCCTCATTTTTTCCATGAGAAATTCCGGCGGAGTGTCGGACGTCAGTAAAGTATTGCACAGACGCTCCAGAGAGCGGTTAATTTGCCTTATTTCTCTTTCGATGGGTGTTTTATCGATGCCTTCGGCTAAACCGCTCTGGATGCTCTCTACGAGCGTCCTACAGTCTTTCTCCCATTGGTCTCCGGATAGTAATTCAATTGCCTTTTCCAGGACGAGCGGTTCAATGACCTCTGCTCTGACACCGAGATGGTATTGATCGCAGTAATAAGTCCTGTAGGTATGCCCTTTGGCTTTTCTGGTGTCCAGATACATCCGGCCACCGCATTCTCCGCAGTAAAGCAGACCTGAAAGCAAAGAGCGGTTCACGGCATAGACGCCAGCCCCTGGTGATCTTCTGCGCTTCGGGATGCTCTGGTTATACTTCTGAAGCTTGTCAAATGTATCCTTATCTATAATGGGCTTGCAGTAGTCTTCCATGAGTGTCCCACCATATTCCATCGCACCGTATAGCAGAGGCTTCTGGAATAGCTGAATGGACTTAATGTGTATTTTTGCGAATTTTCCGCCCAATATTCCGCGAACCTGCGCCATTGTTGCGCCATCCAGACGGGCTTGCACCGCTTCCCTGATCTTGTCTTCGTACTCCGGGTCAGGCTCGGCATGGTATCCGATCCGCTCCTTACCGTCAGCATAATATCCCATTTTTACAGGGATGCCTATCCATCCGTCTGGAATATTTGGCCGAGGGATCACCTTGTATTTCATGAAGTTGCTTTGCAAGGCGCGTTTCACGTCGGCAGAGATCATGTCACTTTGGTTCTGTGCGGATGCAAAATACATGCTTTCCAGGACATGTGCAAAAGGCGAATTGTCTGTTATGGGCTGCTGCATGGAAAACAGCTTGTATCCCTTCATGCGTAACTGTGCGGCGTCATACTGGGCGCGGTCATAATTTCGACCGTAACGCTCATAGTCCCAGAGGATCACGCCGGCAATGTCCTTCTTTTTCCCGTGGAGCAGAAAAGACAGCATTTCGAGATATTTATCTCTTTTTGCTACAGAACGTCCACTCGCAAAAGGGTCGGCAAAAACGGTTACAAGCTGTAACCCGTTGGCCTCACAGAACTTTTTGATCGCGTCGGCCTGTTCTTCTGTGGATGTATTTTTCAGTCCTTGCTCGTCACCTTCGGAATATCGGCAATAAGCAACAACCTTTTCGCCTGGACTAAATGGAGAAAAATTAGGTATCATGGTATAATATAAGTGTCTCTTCACTGGCCTGGGCAACGACCCGGGGAAAAAGGCCACTGCGCATCTCGGTGGTCTTTTTTGATGGCATTTAATGGCGCAAATATGGTATAATTATGTCGGAACAAGTGACCATTTTTCTGCCTACGTTTCTTTTCGTTTTCATTTCCTTTCAGAAACTGCCCGCTCTCCTGACGGGCAGTTTTCATTCTCTGCGGGGTATTGGCGTGATCTCCGGCGGGATCGTCGTCAGAACGTGAGCCAAAACCGCAATTTTATATTCTTTTACCTGTTCCGGCGTGTAATGCATAGATGCGTAATTCGGGTTTTCAGGGATCAGATCTATTCCGCCATCTTTGGCGTGATAAATACGTTTGACGGTGTCAGAGTCATTGACATTGACGATGACGATCATGCCGTCATCCCACCAGGACGATGGATAGCAGACCATTAGATCATTCGGGCGGATGGTCGGGATCATGCTTTCCCCGCTGGCATAATTCAGCACGATCTCCCTTCCATACTTTTTTACAAAGGACTTCGGGACGCCATGCTCACCGATGGTCACATATGGCTCACCTGAAGCACCGTATCCGCACCGTAATGACGCCACAATAGGAAGCATGACCTCGTCTTCAAAGACAGGCACAGGCTGTTCCACGATCTGACGTCCGAACGGCTCTGTAACACTTTCCCTTCCCAGGATGGTATCAATTGATACGCCGAAATAGTCTGATAGCTTGGCAAGGATATCAGGGTTCATAGACCTTGCGCCTGTCTCGTACATATTATATGCAGAGTTAGCGACACCCAAATATTCCGCCACAACCTTTTGAGATACGCCTTTCCTTTTCCTTAATATTTTCAAGTTATTCATAACGCACCCCTTTTTGTTAATTGTATTACACATATCGTGTAAATTATTGCAAAGTAACAATAATTTCCGAATTGTGAATATTACTCTTGACAATTCACCGTAAGTGAATATAATAATAATTAATAACTCACACAGAGTGAATTTAGAACCTTGACAACTGAATGACCCGAACAAAGGGCAGTGGAACAGACAGACAGGGCACAAGTGATCCACCCTGTCGAAAGGATATTTATGAACCTAAAAAGGTTGAGAACAGAAAAAGGAATGACTCAAGAAGAGTTAGCTAATAAGGTTGGAGTACTAAACACTTCAATTTGCAATTACGAGGCTCGCATCAGAGAGCCGAACATAGAAACTCTGAAGAAGCTTGCGTCCGCCCTGGACGTGACAGTAGACGAATTGTTAGAGGATGAAACCGATGACGCTGAAAGAGTTGGAAGCCAGGCTGGACGCTGACCTGGCTTCCGGCAAGATCACCGCTGAAGAAGCGGATATTGAATATCTGGACTATCTCCATCGGGGAGACGACAGAAGGGAATGGTAATGATGATAGAAGCTTACTGGAACGGGTTTCGGGTGACCGATATTCGGGAATTTTACAAAGACGGCGTCTGCATCGCTGTTGACAGCACAATGCACACGCGCTGGATGTGGGTCAGTCTTGACCGCATCGAATTGAGAGAGGTGAAAAAATGATAGACCTGAGTTATAAGCCAAAGCGGAAAACCAAATGGCAGCCGGAAGAGATCGCATGTGCGGTGATCGCTGTTGCGCTCTGGATGACCATCACGATCCTCTTTGTGGGGGCATTATGAAAAAGCCAGAAGTCGAAGTCGTTTTTGAACACAGCCATGCAAAATTCCGCACGATGCGGATGACCTGGAACGGAGTGACATTCTACGTTCCGAACAGCTTCGCGATGCTTTACAAGCTGGCGGAGTACGCCGGAATGGACGCGGACACATTCATGGACGAAATGAAACCGTACTACTGGAAGAGTTACCAGGAAGCTGTCAGGCTGCAGGAACTTGAAAAGAAGCGGAAGGAAGCCATGTGGCAGATCGATGATGAAAACCGCAGAGCCAAAGACGCGGATAAAGCCCGCCGTCGCAGAGAAAGAAATAAAAACAGCGTCCTCTCGCCAGAAAACGCTGTTTCATCCCTCTAAAGGGAAAACGAATACCTAAAGGAAATTATATCATGGAATTTGACAAAGGAAGGGCAAAACCCATTGCCTGGAATACTGACATTCCAGACGACAGCCTGGAAGCGAAGATGCAGAAGCTGGGCGAGTTGAAAGCGGAGAAACGCGATGAATATAAGGCCTATGAGAAAAAGGTCGAGCACATTTCCGCCAGCATCAAAAGCCTTGAGGCGATCATAAAAGCCGAGGTGATGGAGCTGAAGCAAACCGTTTGTTACGGAAATATCAGGGCGGAATACATTCCGCAAGTCGTGATCAAAATGAAAAAGGAAAAAAAGAATGACTGAAAGCACAGAAATTATGGCACAGGCAGCTGATGCCGAGATGCTCGAAAAGGTGCTCGTCACCGGCGATCTCTCAAAACTGACAGCACCGCAGAGACTTGACTACTACCGTCAGGTATGCCAGTCGATGAGGCTGAACCCGCTGTCGAAGCCGTTTGACTACATCAACCTGGGCGGAAGGCTGACCCTTTACGCCAAGAAGGACGCGACAGACCAGCTTCGGAAGCTGCACGGAGTCAGCATTGACGACATTGACATCCAGGAGTCAGGCGACTCCTTCCGGGTAAAAGTCAAAGGGCATGACCGTGACGGACGGTCTGACGTGGAGATCGGTGTTGTCGCAAAAAACGACATGGGAAAGAATATTCAGAACGCAGAAATGAAAGCGGTCACCAAAGCAAAACGAAGACTGACGCTTTCCCTCTGCGGGCTGGGCTGGCTGGATGAAACCGAGATCGAGACGATCCCGGACGCAAAACCGGTCATTGTTGACAGCCAGACCGGTGAGATCATCTGTGAAAAGCCAAAAATTGAAAAGCCGAAACGTCCCTGGAATGACGATGAATTTCTGGCGCAGTTCTCCCGACCGGAAAGCATCCCTGACATCAGCACCGAGGCAGCTGAAACCTACACCGCTTCCGACGGCAGTCTCTACAAGGACATGAGTCTCAGAGAGTTGTACGGGCATTGGATGGGACTTGCAAAAAAGATCAAAACCCAGAACCAGGCTGAAGCAGAAATTACTGCCATGACCATCGGTGCTATCTGCCGGATCATTTATGACCGGAAGTTGAAAAGCGTAAAAGAACCGAACGGCGGACGCCCTGATCCTTTTGTCGAGGAAAAGTAGAAGGATATATCTGTTACCGTGACCGCGAAAACGAAAACAGTGACTACTTCATAGAATTTGCCTCCTTGAAAAATTTACTACTCATCCACGGGCATCGAGTCACGGCGATGCCCACTTTTTAGGAAGGACAGCGAATGATCGAAATTAGTTTCAAATGCGAAACACCAGAAGAATACGAAACTGTCATGCGGTATATATCCATTGCCGCGCTGTCCCTGGACGAAAACCGAGCCACAGCAAGCACCGCAAATGCTGAACGGTGCAAACGCTACCGGGATAACAAGAAGCGGGCCGCTGCCGAGGGTGACCATGTCGACCCATGTCACGACCATGTCACGACCATGTCGAACCATGTCGCGACAGAAGAAAGAGAAAACGAGAAAGAAGAAGAAAAAGAAAGAACCAAAGAAAAAGAAGAAGAAAGAGTTAAAGAGAAAGAAGAATTAATTAATATATATGCGCCGCAGCCAGAAAAAACGACAGCGACAGAAAAAGCAAAACCGCAAAAACACGCTTATGGCTCCGGTAAAAACGTTCTCTTGACTGACGAAGAATACAACAAACTGCGAACGAAGTATCCTGACGCTGACCAGAAAATTGAGAACATGAGCCTTTATTTTCTGTCAAAGGGAACCGCCGGTAAATACAAAAGTCACTACGCCACATTTCTGAATTGGGAGCGCATGGCTGCCGAACGGGACGCCAAGCAGATGCAGCAGATGCCGAAACAGATCCCGAAAGAGAAGACCTTCCGCGATCTCAGAATCGAGATGGAGAACCAGGAACGGGAACAGGACGCATCGCAAGACTATTTTGTTGACTCTTTTTGGAGAGCATGAGAGATGAAAAAAAAGGAAATGATCACAGTTTTGGAAAGGCTCGAAGAGTATTACCGGAACTTTTACAACGGGACAGACAAGGAACGGGTTCTGAATGCCTGGTTCCCGATGTTCCAGGATGATCCAGCAGATGAAGTTAACCGCGCTGTCGTCGTTTACATCTGCACGGAGAAATTCGCGCCGACGGTCTCTGGGATCAAAAACATCATGGCAGAAAACCGCATGGCCGGTCAGATGACCGAAATGCAAGCCTGGGGCAAGATCCGGGATGCGATCAAAAAAGCCGGAGACCGCTACACCGCAGCAGAAGCCTTTACGGCGTTGCCGCCGATCTTGCAGAAACTTGTAGACAGCCCGAACCGGCTTCGCGACTGGCGTCAATGCTCAGATGACACGTTAGAGGGCGTGATCGCGTCCAACGTCCAACGGTCTTACCGCGAATTGGCGAAACGCGAAGCGGTATGGTTTGCGATCCCTGGACAGCTCCAGGTTGAACAGGGCTGGAGAGTGGACGCGCCGGAACAGACCGCGTTACCGGAACCGCCGAAGCAACTGACCCATGAAGAGCGGTTCGCAAAGATGGATCAGGATGCAAAAGCTTACAGAGAAAAGTACCTGGATCCTCATCCAGAAAGCATTACAGAGAAGGTAAGCGCATTTCTGAAGCCGATGACCGACGCAGAACAGAAGATGTTTGAGGCGAAGAAAAAGGCTGATGAAAAACACCGGCTGGAACGGATGATGTCATGATACTTTACGGAGATATCAAAAAACTGAGCGGATACGATCTTGAACCTGTCGATCTTATCGTCGGCGGAAGCCCGTGCCAAAATTTGAGCATGGCCGGCAACCGCAA